TTAGCGAACGAGGGCCGTGACATAGGCCTGACACGCCTGCAGGGCAATCAGTCCGCTATCGCCTGCGTTGGTGATGGCGATAATTCGTTGAGCATGCGCCGGGTCAAGTCGGGCTCGCGGGGCGCCATGATCCACCCCGCCGGTGCCGGAGGCGGCTGGCACTGCACAGGCTGAGGCAGCGTCATTGGCATCGAGGAGGACTGACAAGCGCACATCAGCAGTGGCAAGACGATCGCGCAGGCGACCTTGATCACGTTCAGCATCGCTAAGCGCTCGATAATGGGTTTGTTCGCTGGCCGACAGCCGCTGCTCCAGGGCCAGGCGCTTGTTCTGCTCGGCCTGTTGCTGGGTGGCGGCGGCCAGAGTCAGTTGATTAAGGGTCTCGGCGTGCAGCGTGGCTTGCTCCGCCAGTTGCCGGCCGTAGCGCCAATCCTGAAACTGCCAGGCCAGCGCCGCCGAACAACCGGCCAGCACCAGCAGACCGAGCAGTCGCCAGCCGATCAGACCGAAGGCTGGCACAGCACCGCCCTCGCCCGCGCCCAGAGTTCCAGTCGATCCTGCAAACCGTTCAACCCACCGTTGATACGGCGGGTGATGCTGTTGAACTGGCCGCGGTCGGCCAATTCATTCAATCCGTTCTGCTCCCAGAACCATGCCGCTGATTCGGCCGCCCATTGGGGTTGTTCCAGCAGTTCAGGCAGGGTCAGCAGACGCTCATCGCCAAATAAGCCGAGACTGCATTGACGGTAGTTGTTGCGGCCGGTGATCTGGATCAGGCCACGGCCACGGTATTTTTGACCGTCGCCGTCGGGTTCTGGAGTGTTGCCCAAACGGGTGGCCAGGGTGCCGGTGTCGTATTTGCTCAGGTATTGAGTGCTGCCCAGTTCACGTACGTACTGCAACTGCCCCGATTCGTGACCGACTTGCGCGAGGAAGGCGGCAATGCGTTTGGGGGTGTTGATGTTGCGGTGAGACATGGCGGTGTTCAGGGCGCAAATGAAAACGCCCGCTTGGGAGCGGGCGTTGGGGAAAATGTTGAGCAATTGTTGATCGGTGAAGCGCATCACTCGCTCCTGTGGTTAATGGATGACACTCCCAAAAATGGTGTCGTCGAAGTCTTGATGACTCCCGACCTTCAAGCCGGGAATGGTGGTGAGTAACGTTTCGGCAATAGCAGAAAACAGTTGCGACGGTTTTTCGATGACGGCGGGCATTAATGGCCTCCTGTTCCTGTAGCAACGCGAAAATCAGCGACGCCGGTTCACTATTGATCGGGACGAGAGTCACGCGGCGGCACTTCGCAAACGCCTATCCGCTTGGCGGCCCAGCGTTCGTAAAGCCCGATGGCCACGTCCGCTCCGGCCATCGCCGTCAGGCAGCCAAAGGCACCGGCGGCCCAGATCGACACGCCGGCGGCGTACAGCAGCATGATTGCCGAGACCCCGCAGATCATGCAGGCCCCGGAGCGCAGCGCCAGGCGCCGCAGCAGCGACCAGCCACGGGCGCCTTCCTTGTCGGCGCGCCACATTTCGCCGGACACCCCGCCCACCAAGGCGAGAACGATGACCAGCCAGATCGGCATGTCCAGCAACGCTTGTTGCTCGTTTGTCATGTCACGCCTCCTGGGGGTGAATGGCCCAAAACGGAAAAGTCCTGCGCAATAAAACAGGACGCCCTGCCACCCGGCAGGGAGTCCTTGGCTCTACCCTTAAAACTCCCAACCGATATGACCGTAAGTTGGATACGGTGCAGTACCGTTATGCTCGGGACTTGTGGTGTCCGGGTAGTAGACTTTTCGAGCGCGAATGATCGGCGTATAGCCGAAACGCGCCCAGACAGGCACATCCTGGACGATCGCCAGGCTGCCATTGGGCTGAAGGCGCAAAGAAGCCCCCGGACGGCCACCGGTTCCCGAATTCCAAAGCGGAACGTCATTCGCTGCATAAACAACGAAGTTGCCGTCTGCCTGGAACACCGCCTTCACCGCGCCTTTGTTCTGCGTGTAACTGGCCCAGCGAACACTCCAGTTCGGGCCGTAGTTCACAACGTTGCCGTCGCCCTGGAAGATAATGGCGCCGTCACCGGCAAAGTAAGGCTGCCCTCTGACCAACTCGGATGGGCCCGGGAAGATGACCGCGGCACTTCCCGTCACGACAGGAATTGACGGAGTGCCATTCCAGAGCGTCTGCGAGTCGATGATCACAATGTTGCCGTCGTCCTGCACTTGAAGATAAGTGCGATTCGCGGCTGCCTCGACACTGTCCACTGCCGTGGTATTGACCGTCGTCCAGGCACGGTTACGGGTGTGGTCTACAAGAACCCCGCTGTAATAGACGTAGAAACAGTTAGGCACCGCTGCTACAGGATTGAGGGTGTTCGTGTAAGCGTTCCCGTCAGCCACCCAGGCAAGTGCGCCATTATCGTAGAGCGCCAGGTTCATGTCCGGCTGCAGCAGCAGTTTGAAGCGCTTGCTCGGCGACTCGAGATACTGACCCGGGCGCATCGAGTTGCGCGGTGGCAACACCGGGCTGCCATTGTTTGTGAACTGAATACGGGGTGGTCCTAGTGGTCCTGCCATTTTTATTACCTATTGAGTCGAATGGCTTGGTGCGCAGGATTGCGCTTTCATGTCGCTCAATGGCGATCGCTCGAGGCTCGCGGCCTTCACCTGATTCAATGTTCCGCATCGGGAGCATTTGATCTGGAGCTCGGTGTACTCACCCACTCGGGCGAGAAGTCTTTTGCACTGCCCACATCTGCAATCTTTCAACATCGAGATGCCTCCTGGCTTCTGCCGAATCCTTTCTGTAGTCGAGGTTGATAAACCTCGGACAAAGTAGGCATTCCAAAAAGCCCGGTCGCCCAGGCTTTTCAGTAATGCGATCCTTCGCGTTGATCTTTCGGCGCTACTGGCGCGGTACGGATCGATTCAAATTGTTTTTCCGACCGCGGTCCCTGCCCGCCGGATAACTGCTTCTGGTGCTTTACGCTGCACACCCGGGTCAGTTGCCAACCCTCTGAACCGTTGAGGCCGGTTCATCGCTGCCTTTGTGGTGGAACTAAAGAGCTTCGTTTCGAGCCGCTTTGTTGAGTGGCTTGAGACAAAGAATATGCATGTATGCATATACAGTCAATGCATAAATGCATTTATTTATGCATTGCAAATGCACTGATGCATGAGAGCCCCGCAGACAAAGGCGTTGGCGGTTTTTGGCAGGCGAAAAAAAACCCGCCGGGCAGCGGGTTTTATCTGACAGCGGTGAGGTTAACGGGCGTACATGCCCCACCAGAAGACGTGACCGAGGATGACAATTTGCTCTTCCTGGATTTCCTGGAAGCTGTAGTCCTCGTCCGGATGCTCATCGCGATTGAAGCTGCGCAGGCGGATCCCTGTCGGCAGCCGATAAAGCTGTTTCACCCGTAACTGGCCGTTGTGGTTGATGGCGTAAAGGTCGCCATCGACGATGTCGCCAATCCCGCATTTGCCAGCATTCACGCCAACGGTGGCGCCATCGCGCAGCACCGGCAACATGCTGTTGCCGCGCACAGTCACGCATTTGGCCTGGTCGAACTGCACGCCGTTGTGGCGCAGACTGCGCTTGCCGAAGCGCAGGCTAGAGCGCTCGCTTTCTTCGATGACGAATCTTCCTGATCCAGCAGCCAATTCAACCTCGCGAAGAAAGGGAACCGACACCTCGTCATCATCGACTGGCGTATCGTCGTCCCACAGGCTTATGTCCTTGAGTTCCGAATGCGACTCATCGCGCCCAGCGCTGGCGGCGTGCGCGACATCCGCACGGCCACGCAACTGATCGGTGCTCACGGCGAAGTATTCGGCAATCTTCGAAATATGCTTATCCGAAGGATCGACGATCTTCCCGCTGAGGATCCGCGAGAGAGTGGATTGAGGCACGCCGGTGCGACGGTGAAGCTCCGTGGGGGAGATCCCGTGCTGATCGAGCAGCGCTCTTAAGACGGTAGAAACATTGCGTTTTTGCATAAGACGCATAGTGCTTGATCTTTTTTCGGAAGACAAATGCTGATTCGCATAGATCGTGCATAGCCAGCAGAAATGTGCGTTGGCGCTTTCATGCCTGCGTAGGTCGGACCGCCCATGTTAACCTTGCGCCCATCGCGGAAAAGCCGGGCCAATGCCCCTCCTTTGCCCTACACCTTTCAACGAGTTTTTCTGAATTTCCGATGAATAAAGCCCTCTCCGATCTGTCCTCCCACACGCCGATGATGCAGCAGTACTGGCGCCTGAAGAACCAGCACCCTGATCAGCTGATGTTCTACCGCATGGGCGACTTCTACGAGATCTTCTATGAAGACGCGAAGAAGGCCGCCAAGTTGCTGGACATCACCCTGACGGCTCGTGGGCAATCGGCGGGTCAGGCGATTCCGATGTGTGGGATTCCTTACCACGCCGCGGAAGGTTACCTGGCGAAACTGGTGAAGCTCGGCGAGTCGGTGGTGATTTGTGAGCAGGTCGGCGACCCGGCCACCAGCAAAGGCCCGGTTGATCGTCAGGTGGTGCGGATCATCACCCCCGGCACGGTCAGCGATGAAGCGCTGCTGGATGAGCGCCGCGACAACCTGATCGCGGCGGTGCTGGGTGACGAGCGTCTGTTCGGTCTGGCGGTGCTGGACATCACCAGCGGCAACTTCACTGTGCTGGAGATCAAAGGCTGGGAAAATCTGCTGGCGGAACTGGAGCGGGTCAATCCGGTAGAGCTGATGATCCCGGACGACTGGCCGAAAGACCTGCCGGCGGAAAAACGTCGTGGGGTTCGTCGCCGTGCGCCGTGGGATTTCGAGCGTGACTCGGCGCTGAAAAGTCTTTGCCAGCAGTTTTCCACCCAAGACCTGAAAGGTTTCGGCTGCGAGAACCTGACCCTGGCAATCGGCGCTGCCGGTTGCCTGCTCAGCTACGCCAAAGAAACCCAGCGCACCGCCCTGCCGCACTTGCGCAGCCTGCATCATGAACGCCTGGACGACACCGTGGTGCTGGACGGCGCGAGCCGTCGCAACCTGGAACTGGACACCAACCTGGCCGGCGGTCGCGACAACACCTTGCAATCGGTAGTCGATCGCTGCCAGACCGCCATGGGCAGCCGACTGCTGACCCGCTGGCTGAACCGTCCGCTGCGGGATTTGGCCGTATTGCTGGCACGTCAGAGCTCGATCACTTGCCTGCTCGACGGTTACCGCTTCGAAAAACTGCAACCGCAGCTCAAGGAAATCGGCGACATCGAGCGGATTCTGGCGCGAATCGGCCTGCGCAATGCCCGTCCTCGTGACTTGGCGCGTCTGCGCGACGCCCTCGGTGCATTGCCAGAGTTGCAGGCAGCGATGGCCGAGCTCGAAGCTCCGCACATCATTCAACTGGCGACGACCACCAGCACCTATCCGGAACTGGCGGCGCTGCTGGAAAAAGCCATTATCGACAACCCGCCCGCCGTCATCCGTGACGGCGGTGTGTTGAAAACCGGTTACGACAGCGAACTCGACGAACTGCAATCGCTCAGCGAAAACGCCGGGCAGTTTCTGATCGATCTCGAAGCGCGCGAGAAGGCTCGCACCGGTCTGTCGCACCTGAAGGTCGGCTACAACCGGATTCACGGCTACTTCATCGAGTTGCCGAGCAAGCAGGCCGAATCGGCGCCCGCGGACTATATTCGCCGGCAGACCCTCAAAGGTGCCGAGCGCTTCATCACGCCGGAATTGAAGGCGTTCGAAGACAAGGCGCTGTCAGCCAAGAGCCGCGCCCTGGCTCGGGAGAAGATGCTCTACGAAGCGCTGCTCGAAGACCTGATCGCCCAGTTGCCGCCCTTGCAAGACACAGCCGCAGCGTTGGCCGAACTGGACGTGCTGAACAACCTCGCCGAGCGTGCACTGAATCTGGACCTGAACTGCCCGCGTTTCGTCAGCGAGCCGTGCATGCGCATCATCCAGGGTCGTCACCCGGTGGTCGAGCAAGTACTCACCACACCGTTTGTGGCCAACGACCTGAGCCTCGACGACAACACCCGCATGCTGGTGATCACCGGTCCGAACATGGGCGGTAAATCCACCTACATGCGTCAGACCGCGTTGATCGTGTTGCTAGCGCATATCGGTAGTTTCGTACCGGCAGCCAGTTGCGAATTGTCCTTGGTAGACCGTATCTTCACCCGGATCGGTTCCAGCGATGACTTGGCGGGCGGGCGTTCGACCTTCATGGTTGAAATGAGCGAAACAGCGAATATTCTGCACAACGCCACCGAGCGCAGTCTGGTGCTGATGGACGAAGTCGGTCGCGGCACCAGCACCTTCGACGGTCTGTCCTTGGCCTGGGCCGCGGCTGAGCGTCTGGCGCACCTGCGGGCCTACACCCTGTTCGCTACCCACTATTTCGAGCTGACAGTGCTGCCGGAAGCCCAGCCGCTGGTGGCCAACGTGCACCTCAATGCCACTGAACACAACGAGCGCATCGTGTTCCTGCACCACGTGTTGCCTGGGCCTGCCAGCCAAAGCTATGGCCTGGCGGTTGCGCAGTTGGCCGGTGTGCCGAGCGAAGTGATCGTGCGTGCTCGCGAGCATCTGAGCCGACTGGAATCCACAGCGCTGCCTCATGAAGTTCCAAAGCCATCCAAAGGCAAACCGGCCGCGCCGCAGCAGAGCGACATGTTCGCCAGCCTGCCGCATCCGGTACTGGATGAACTGGCCAAACTTGATCTGGACGACATGACACCGCGTCGTGCGCTCGAAATGCTCTATACACTAAAGACACGGGTCTAA